CGTTTACAGTCTGGCGATCCTGATACCTTATTAGGCTTACCGGTTCATTATCTCGAAAACATGGCTGATGATGTGATTGCATTAGGTGACTTTAAACGCGGTTACTTCATTGTGGATCATGAAACGGGTACACGTACTCGCCCTGACAACATTACTGAACCCGGCTTTATCAAAGTTCACACCGATAAATATTTAGGCGGTGGGCTGGTGGATTCTAACGCCATTAAAGTGTTGGAAGTTAAAGTCGCGGGTAAATAACTCAAGGGGCGTTCCTGTGATCTCAGGAGCGCTCTTTTTTGTCAGGAATAGGCTATGAAAAATACCGAGTTAGAAATCCGTACTGCAACACTTTCTGCCAGTGATAAAAAGCTGGTGGGTTATGTCATTAAATGGGGCTTACGCTCTCATGTGCTTTGGGATGAATTTGTCGAACAATTTGCCCAAAATGCGTTTAGTAACAGCTTATCAAGTGGTGCCGATGTTAGGGCGCTTTATGAACATGATTACACTAACCTATTGGGGCGCACGACTTCTGGCACATTACAACTCACCGAAGATGAAACAGGGTTACGTTTTGAACTCACTCCGCCTGATACGCAACTAGGGCGTGATGTTCTCACCTTGGTTGAACGAGGTGATATTGACGGTATGAGTTTTGGTTTCCGAGCGATTAAAGATCAGTGGGATATTGGTCAAGAGCCGTATGTCAGAACTGTATTAGAAGCCGAACTCCATGAAATCACCATCACCAGTTTACCCGCTTATCCTGATAGTGGCGTAGAAATTGCCAAACGCTCCTTAACACTCAGTAAACCACAAGCGGTAAAAGATTTTGACCGCTGGTTACAATTGGTTGAGGTGGAATAATGTGGCCATTCAAACGTAAAGCCTCCGAATCCCGCAGTCTAAGTATTGATGAGTTTCTTTCTCTGGCGGGGATATCTAACACAAACTCAGGGGAACACGTTAGCTCATCAACAGCGGAGGGCTTACCTGCCGTGATGAATGCGGTGACGGTCATTAGTGAAGCTATTGCCTCCATGCCCTGTTTTCTGTATCGGGTACACAATGATAAAGGGCGAGAATCAAGAGAGTGGTTAAGTGATCATCCTGTTGATTATCTTCTCAATGAAAAACCGAATGACTGTCAGACCGCTTTTCAATTTAAGCGCACTTTAATGCGTCATTGTTTGCTCAATGGTAACGCCTATGCGGTGATTACGTGGGGCAAAGATGGACAGCCTAAATCAATACATCCTTATCCCCCTAGTGCGGTGGTGATTAATCGACTTGGGGATCACCGATACAGTTATACCGTGACTGAACCGTATAGCGGTAAGGTGAAAACCTACCTACAAGAAGAAATCTTGCATTTACGTTATGCGACCGATGACGGTTTTTTAGGTCGCTCACCCGTCACGATTTGCCGTGAAACATTGGGCTTAGGATTAGCTCAACAACGACACGGCGCGAGTATCATGAAAGACGGCATGATGGCATCTGGCATTATTAAATCGGGTGAATGGCTCGATAGCCTCAAAGGAACTAAGGCATTAGAAGCCCTAGAACGCTACAAAGGGGCACGTAATGCAGGGAAAACCCCCATTCTTGAGGGGGGCATGGAATATGAACAATTAGGCATGAGTAACCAAGATGCGGAGTGGTTAGCCTCAAGGCGTTTTACCATTGAAGATATTGCCCGTATGTTCAACATTAGCCCTATCTTTTTACAAGAATATTCCAACAGTACTTACAGCAACTTTAGTGAGGCAAGTCGTGCCTTACTGACCATCACTATGCGCCCATGGTTAGCCAACTTTGAGCAACAAATTAAATCAGCGCTGTTATTGACTTCACCTACACCGAATATTCGCTATCAAGTGGAATTTGATACGGCAGATTTACTCCGCGCTAATCCTACGGAGCGTTTCCGCAGTTATGAAACCGCGATTAAGTCGGGAGTCATGTGTCCGAATGAAGCCCGTGAGCGTGAGGGATTGCCTCCTCGTGAAGGTGGTGATGAATTTAGTCAGGCATGGAAACAGACCGTTGAAGTTAAAAAAGAGTCTGACAAGGTGGATGAATGAAAGCGGGGCGCATGAATCAACGGGTAACTATTCAGCGCTCAAAGCTTAAACCGGATGCGCTTAGTGGTAATGAGGTGATGTGGTTCGATATTGCGAAAGTTTGGGCTGAGGTAAAAGGGATCCGAGGGCGCGAGTATTTTAGCAGTCAGCAAACACAGAGTGAAACCACAGTGAGAGTTTGGTTACGTTATTTTCCTGATATCACCACGGCAGATCGATTGATGTTTAGCTACGCCGGCACGGACGGCAATCATTGGGATATTAAAAGTATTGTGGCGGATAAAGCCAAGGGCAGAATGGAAATTATTTGTGAGGGCGTAGAGCGTGACTAAACCTAATATCAGTCTTGATGAAGTGAAGTTGCATTGCCGTATTGATGATGATTATGACGATGCCATATTAGCTATCTATATTGATGCCGCATTAGAAGTTTGCCAACAACATATCGGTAAACGATTTGATGATGGGTTGTCGTTCACTCCTGCGATCAAGGTGGGCTGTTTAATGTATATCAGTTTGCTTTATGAGAACCGAGAGATGATAGGCAGTGATGGATTAAAAGAAGTTCCGCTGACTATTCATTCTCTGTGGTCAACCTATCGAGATGTGGGAGTGTACTAGATGCCATGGCAACCCCTAAAGCGTTGTAGTTATCAAGGCTGTAATAAGCGGGTGAAGTCTGGACGGTGTGAAGAACATAAACAAGAAGCCAGACGACAACAGGATAGCCAGCGAGGGACACGAACCGAACGAGGTTATAGCAATCAGTGGGGCAAGTACCGTTTACAGTATCTCAAGTTAAATCCGTTATGTGTGCATTGCCTCAATAAAGGGATATACACCCCTGCAACCATTGTTGACCACATTATTCCTATTAACGGTGATAGTGACGTATTGTTTTGGGTGGATTTTAACCATCAAGCGTTATGTCACAGTTGTCATAACACCAAAACCTTTAAGCATGATCCACTCACTAAGCAAAAGCGTAAAAATGGGGAGTATCGAGAGTTAGAGGCAAAAGCAACACGGAATAATGATTGGCGAGATGAGTATAACCGTAATGCGTGAAAATGAAATAAATCAGTTGGTTAAAGGACTCTTAAAGCACAGTGAACCGTATAGACAACGACAATTAAAAACGCCTACAAAGCCCATTACAGGGCGCAATACTCAACGTGATAGGGAGCTAATGGAATGTTTCAGAAATCGTTAGAGAAACATATAGAAAGGGTAGGGGTATCAAAAATGACAAACGGCCTCGTCTCAGGAACCGCCCCCCTCCTCGAATTTTTACGCACGGTAATTTTTTTGAAAATAATTTACTAGGAAATAGAAATAGTTATGGCAAGAGCACCTAAACCCCCCGTTTATCTTAATGAGATAGCGACGAAAGAGTGGAAAACAAAAGCCAAAATATTGGCAGAACGTGACGATCTGACGTTAGCCGATTGGAACAATTTAGAATTGTATTGCGTCAATTATGCGATGTACCGTAAAGCGGTTGAAGACTTAGATAATCGAGGGTTTAGCATTATCAATAGTCAAGGCAGTGAGAGCCGTAATCCCTCATTGAGTGCCAAGGCTGATGCTGAAAAAATCATGATTAAAATGTCTTCCTTACTGGGGTTCGATCCTGTTTCTCGTCGTAAAAATCCAATTGAAACCGAGGAAGAGGACGAATTAGATCGCCTATGAACGCATGGGAGCAGTACGCAAGTGACATCAAAACAGGCAAAATCCCCGCCTGTCAGCGGTTAAAACAAGCTGTTGAACGTTACTATAATGACTTAAATAATCCGCTTTACACCTTTGATAATGAGATTGTAGAGCGTTTTATCGGGTTCTCCCGTGTTTGCCCACATGTTAAAGGGCACTTGCGAGGTAAGCCGATAGAGCTTGAGCCGTGGCAACAATTTGCCTTTGCGAATCTCCTTGGTTTCAAGGTGATCTCAACGGGGCGAAGAAAATACCGCAGTGCTTATATTCAGGTTCCCCGCAAAAATGCAAAATCCACCGTTGCGGCAATACTGGCTAATTGGTTCTTGGTGATGGAAAACGGGCAACAAGATATTTATACCGCTGCAGTTAGTCGAGATCAGGCGCGTATTGTTTTTGATGATGCCCGTCAAATGTGTGTGCTGTCTAAACCGCTTAAAAAACGGGTGGCCATACAGCAACATAAAGTCATTAATCCGAAAAGTAATAGCTTATTGAAACCTCTTGCCGCTAAAGCCGCCACTATTGAGGGAACCAATCCCAGTTTAGCGATTGTTGATGAATATCACTTACACCCTGATAATGCGGTTTATTCTGCTCTTGAGTTAGGGATGGGGGCACGTCCTGAGGGGATTTTATTTGCGATCACAACGTCAGGGAGTAACGTTATTTCAGCCTGTAAGCAACATTATGATTATTGTTGTCAAATTCTCGCTGGTGAAGAACAAAATGAATCGTTATTTGCTTTGATTTATGAACTTGATGACGAAAAAGAAATTGACGATGAACGCCTGTGGATAAAGGCGAACCCCAATCTTAATGTGTCGGTTGATGGTGATGCTTTGTATGACACGATACAAAAGGCGCGAGGTATTCCCTCACAATGGACAGAAATGTTAACTAAGCGTTTTAATATCTGGTGTCAGGGGGAAACGCCTTGGATGGGTGAGGGCGCATGGTTAGCGTGTGAAATGGACTATACCGAGACTGACCTTAAAGGCTTAGCGTGTTATGCAGGAATGGATTTATCTTCTACGGGGGATATTACCAGTGTCTGCTATACCTTTCCCGTTGATAATGAATTGTTGTTATTGACTCGCCACTATATCCCCGAAGCGCAGTTACAGAACCCCGCCAATAAGAACAGGGCGATTTACCGTCAATGGGTTAAATCAGGTTGGCTTCGTACCACTCCTGGTGATTGTATTGATTATGATCGCATTCGTGATGATGTGCTTAGAGATAGCCAACAATTCAATATCAAGTTGACAGGCTTTGATACATGGAATGCAACTCACCTAAGGACACAGCTACAAGGTGCGGGGTTAGATGTTGAGCCATTTCCTCAAACTTACATGAAGTTTAGCCCTGTGGCGAAATCAGCCGAGGTATTTGTTAATCGTAAAATCATTCGTCACAATGGCGATCCGGTGCTTGCGTGGGCGATGGCTAATGTCGTCATGGAAACGGACGCAAACGCGAATATCAAGCCCAATAAAAAGAAATCAGCCAACAAGATTGACCCTGCTATTGCTTTCCTTATGAGCTTTGGTACATGGCAAATTGAGCATGAAGACTTTGCTTTCAACTTAACGGGGGAGCAAAAAGAACGTTTAGCCTCATTTGATGGGGTGTAG